TATCTATCGCTTCTTCCGTTAGGTCACAGTTATATGCTAATATATCATAGCCGCCATTACCTAGAGGTTGACTGCTATCAATAATTATCTCGGTTAAATCTGTATTTCCATTAAGATCAAATCCAGTTAATGAAGGTAACATTGATATGTCAAGACTACCTGCAATAAGAGATTGGTCAGCATCAAAATATTCAAGATTAACTAATCCTACAAGATCTGGGAATCCACCTGAAAAATCACTATCGTCTACACGAAGCTCAAGTAAATTATAGCAACCTGATAAATTAACAGAAGTTAATGATGGAGTGTTTGTATCAACAAGATCACAGTCACTTATATCAATATATGTAAGGTTTGTTAAACCAGAAAAATCTACACTTTCTAAAGCATTATAGTCTGCTCTAAACTCTTGTAAATTAGAAAGATTTTGTAGTCCTGTTATTGACTTTATCGGTGCATCTCCATCGCCAGGAAAATCTAATTGCAGAATCTTAGCAGGATCATCAAAGATTACATTAACTATATAATCACCAACCTCGTCATATGTATGATTCTCTTCATAATATCCACCAATACCTGAATCTACGTGAACAGTACCATCGCCCCACTCAATCGTAAACTCAATCGGCTCACCAGTAGAAGTAAAATTAAATGTGAAATAGGTACTATCAATAGTATTTACCACAAATTGAATGCTATATCTAGAATTATTACCACCTCCGCTACTAGAATCTCCAGTTGCAGCAACAGCTGACATATTTCTAACTGCTTCTTGTAAAGCCTGTGTTCTAATTTCAGAAAAAGCTTGTTGACTCTTTGCCTGAATTTCTTTAATGATTTGTTCTCTATTCATTATCGTAAATCTTTATTTATATATTTAGAATCGTGGCATACTTATCTTAGGCATGGAAGGTTGTTTATATCCAGACATATTTTTATTCATGTTTGTAGCATTTTTCTTCATACCAGATAAATTATACTTATCTTCTGCGTCTTGATTTTGTTTCTTTTCTTCATCATTACGCTCTTTAATAATTTCATTATAGATTTCAAGAGTATATTCAAATTCATAATATGGAAGCATGTCCAGCTCAGTAGGCTGAACATGTAATTTTTCCATAAGTAATACTCTGATCTTATAGAAGTTCAGAAGAGATATCTTGAATAATGAACAGAGATTTGATTCCCCCGGGAAAGGAAAGCGGAACTGTGACCTCCGCGCCACAAGATTGACATGGGTAAACAAATTCAGGTTTAATACCTATTTTCATTTTTTCCACCAATCTAAAAATTATTGAATATTTTCCAGAATCCCAGCCTTGAAAAGATGTCATAGCAGAGAAGATTTGTTTTTCATCAAATCCACGCCATTCTCTTTGTACATAAGGAAGTATACCGAGAGAAGATTTATCCCACGATTTATTTTCTTCCTCTCTCTTTCTTGCCCAATCAGTAATAGCTCTCATAACACCGATTGTAGGTGGTGCTAATACTAATTCACCGTGGCTTTTGGTTGGAATGGTGTAGCATTTATTTACAGAATCATAATACTTTTCAATAAGATCATCTACTTCATTAAACTGAAGATTGGCTGTTTTTAATTCTACACTATCCTGTGACTTACATGAACCTGAAGTACATTTCTTTTTACCTACAGGCATCATTAATTTAGCTTCACCATTTTTGAATGTAAGCTCTCTGATTGAAAGTAAAACATAAATACGGTCTTCTTCAAGAATATCACGGTATGATCCTCTTTGGTTTCCGTACATGATTTTAGTACAGCCTACGAGAATAGAATTTAGTTTTTCATCTACGTCTCTAATGTTTTCTTCATCGATTGTAGAGAAATCTCTAATCTCTCCAACTCTTGCAGCTCTAATATGAATTTCAAAATCTTCACGATAAAATTTACCAGCAGAAGGAAGATTTCCTAAATCTAACTTCATATATCCAGTTAATTCCTGAATTCTTCTAATCTCAGGATCATCTGGTGAAGTGATTCCCATCCCTTTAGTTGGATCAACTTTACCTAAATTTGTAATTTTACCATCATTAACTACTGTTGCTGGTTGAATGCCTTCTGCTGCTTCAAACTCTTTTTTGATATTTTCTTCGTGATTACTCATGTTATTTGTTTTTTGTTAATTGTTTTTCTGGTGAAGTTTCTTCTACGATATGTTCAACAATAATGTTTCTAACATATCTTGAAATGGGAATCGGTCTAATACCAGATTCCATTGATTTTTGAATGATAATAGTATTTAAGTTATCTTCATCCTCGGGTGTTAAAAGAACCTGTAATTTTTTTGTTAATTTCTTTTTTTGAGGAATCATTTCCTGGACACTTTCGTTATACCCAAACTTAGGATTATCAGATTTGAATTTTTTAATCCAAAATTCAACCCGATCCATTATAATACCTAAAGACTCATCTGCATCAAAACGTTCTAACACCTCTCTCTTAAATGAAGTTGTGCCAAAATCTTTTACAGCTCGCTTAATGTATTTTCCGGTACCTAGATTATTAGGATTATCATTAATTGCATATCCTACATAGGTTTTCCCATTGGATATATTTTCTACTTTAAATATAATCATGATCTATAGATTATGTATTCTATATTATATATTAGAGATAAGACAAAAAAACTGGCCCTAGGGCCAGTTTTGTTAAATGTTTAGTTTTAGTTGTTTGGAGCTCCAACGTTTTCTTCAACCCAATGGTCACAACGATAAGTCATTGATAACTGGGCAGCATCGGCTGTTCCATAATCTAAAGAATCGATAAAGTCAGGTGCACCAGTTGGGAAGATGTCCTTACAAGTAATCTTTCTGAAGATATCTCCTGCACGGTTATATTGAACAATGATCATACTTCCTACATAGTCTTTCTTTAATCCCATTTCACCAGTCAATGGATCATAGATTAATTTATACCAGTTTCTCATGGTATTATAGATGTAGTTTTCATTTGCATCATTTAAGTTCAAGGTAAATGCGATAGTAAGATCTACGAAAGTCTGACCAGGCATACCTGCAAAAGAACGGTCTGCAAATTTATATTTTTGACCAATTGCATCTACTGAAGGGTTTAATGCATTTAAACCTCCAACAGATATAACGTGTTCAAGGATCAAACCAGTATCATCACCATTTGGGGTAAAAAGTGTTACCTCAAATAGGTTAGGCTGAATTGGTTCATATCTGTTATTACTTGCCTTTGATTGTGTGTAATGTGGTAATGGCATAGCTTAACTTATTTTTTTATTTATTCTTTCTTTCTTTCTTTTTATTGGAAGTTTCCTGAACTAATTGCTCCAGTTCTTAAAATAGTGGTTCTTTGAACCAAAATTTCCATTCCTCTTACTGGTTCGATGTAAGTATCTAAGATACCAACATTTTGATCAATAACTTCAGGTGTATTATTTGTTTCATCCATTACGTTTCTGAAGTCATATACACCATCGTCATTTTGAACTGTTGATAAGAAGTTATCAGCAAGAGTTTTAATTTCCAATCTTGTTTGAGCAGTATTGAACTCAAATAAGTAATTCTTAAGAATTGCCTCAATACCATCTTGGATGTAGATAACAACCTCTCTTACATTAATTGAACTTAATGCAGATTTTGGAGTTTGTTGAGCAGTTTTATTTGCGAAGATAGTTGGACCAGTTCCACTTTGGAAAATAATTGGATTCAATCCAAATGGTTCTAAGTATTCTCTATCTGATAGGTCAAGATTAATTTCTAATCCTACCACTCCAGTTCCACCTACAACACCTCTACGAACACCTGCAACTAAAGACCAAGGTAATGCATTTTCATACTTTGCAATAAAGTTATTTGATACATAAGCAGCAGGAGGAACGTTAATGTTCTTTCCTAAATCCCTTACAGTAATGAAAGGATAATAGAATGCTCCCCAGCTTCCACCTTGTGTATTAGAAGGTAATGAATATCTAACAGTTGGATTCTTAGAAAGATCTCCACCAGTAGAAATAAATCTAGAGGATAGTGCTCCAGTCGCATCCACAAATGAAGGATCTACGTTAGCCTTAAAGTCTTTTGCAGAAGGTGCATTAACAATTGCAAATGCATTCTTTCTAGTTTGACATAGGTTAGTGTAGATTGCCTTAGATCCACTTTCAATACCGTTACCGAAGGTATCAACCAAATAACGGAAGTTAATTGTTTCTCTGTCAGTTAATGCTTTAAATAGATTTGTTCCACTTAAAGTTCCATTAAGGATAGCATTTTGACGATCATTTGTTCCGTTAGGTACATGTTTGTTAACATCTAATACAAATCCATCGAGAGTAAAGATGTTTAGGTAATCAACCCATGTATCAATTGGATAATAAAGTTCAACCTTCTTAATAGAATTTACGGTTGTAACATTTATCTCAGATTGACAAGTTACAAGTAATGCAGTAGTCCCTACTGGAATAGTTGGGAATTCATTATTTGTTTTACCACCCTGAACCTGATTAATTCTTGTTAATCTTGAGTGTGGTACTGCAACATTACCTTCAAAATGTAAAAGATAATTTCCTACAGCCACAGCAGCAGCATCAGGGTTAGTTGTTGCAATAAGTACTTGGTTAGGCTTAAGTGATGGTTCAGATGATGAATCTGATATGATATCAATTGAGCGATTAAGAGATCCTTTAAGTGTTTGGATATCTAAAGTATTTAATGCAAGTGCAGATCCATCAGAGTTTAAGAAGAATCCTGTGTTACTGTCCATATTAAACTGAGATCTTGGTGTAACATTTACAAAAGAATCTTGTTGATATGGAGTTATTCTAACACTTGGTAAGTAATATGCAGGATCAGAGATTGCAAATTTTGTACTTACAGAAGCAGGTACACCAGTATGAATGAATCCGTAACCAGCAGCATTAAATACTAAATAAGAAGTATATTGATTTGCTCCGTTTTGCCATACTGCCTCATCACCATCAGTAAGAGTTCCGTTAGAGAATGCGCTATAAAGAGAACTTCCGTAAGAACCTATAACATTTGCATTTGTATTTGCAGTTTCAAATTCATGAACCGTGAATCCAAAATCTTCTTCATTTACATAAGTATATGTAGTTCCTAATGTAGTTGGAAAATCTCCAGCCACAATACCACCTACACTGGATAAAACCACAGTAACAACTGTGTTTGTAACATTTACAGAAAGTACAGGAACATATTTAGCACTAATTGCGCCTTTAATATATGAACCTACAGCAGAAGGTGTATTTGCAGCCATACCAGCAAATGCATCATATAAAGGATTCCCTGCAGAACCAATTACAGAAATCTGGATATTTCCACCTGTCAATGTATTAACAGATACAACATCACCAGTTGAAATCGTTGCAGTGTTTACTCCTTGTGGAGCTCTTGCGTAAGCAAGGTCAGATACAATAGCTTCATGATAAGATAGGAAATTAACATCATCCTGAATTCCAGTTGCCTGGGCATATTCAATATTATGTCCGATTAGGTCAATACCACCTTTTACTCCGTCAATTAAAAAATCTCCGCTAAACAGATCTTCGTTAACGGCACAGAATAGGCCAGTGGTTGCAGTATCAGCATTGATTAATTTTTCAATGAATAGGTTATTACCAATAAGATCTACAAAATCAGGAATTAAACATGCAGTATAAGTTGCAATTAAGTTTACTTCTGATTCATTGAAAAACTCTTGTAATTTAGTATCAGTTGTATCAGATGCGAATTTCTTTCTCTGAATACCTTTAGTTGGGTTAAAATATTGTTGGAATGTAGGATCGGCAGTAAATCTGTCATAAGGCGTAGCAGAACCGAAGTCTCCACCGAAGTTACCTTCAATGACAAATACATCTACCATAAAATCAGAGATTAAACTGTTTTTATCTAAGAATCCTGGAACATTTGCAGTTCCGTACCATTCTTCAACAGTAACATTAAAACTAGCAACATTATCATTTGCGGCTTTTCTAACAATTACTGATACTGGATTTTGACCTAAGTTAACAAAATCCAAAAGATCATTAGTAGTTAAAGAGCTAAGTGTGTTTCTGTTTGCTCCAACATTATCTAGGAATGCATCGCTGTCAGGGAAAAAGAATTTGTCCCTGTTATAAAATTTTTGATATTCTCCAGAAGCACCTGCATTATTTTGAGCTTCTGGTGTAGCAGCAGTACCTAATTTAATGTAATCTACATTATCATTAGAGTCTAATGCTAAAAGGTTAAGGGCTAAAATTGGTCCTCTTTCTAATGCAGCTAAGCAGCTTCTATGAAAGTATGAATCCTTTCTTTCGAGGTTTCTGTCAATATCTCCAAATACTTGCTTAAAAAATGCAGTATCTGGTACAAAAACTGGGGTATTAAAAGGACCTTTCTTAGAAAAACCAACAATTAATCTTGTTTGGTTTGCAGGAATGCTAACAACTTGACTCTTGTCAAATTCGAAGCGGTAGGTACCTGCGGCTTTAAGAGAAGCGATTCTTGGATCTAGTGCCATCTTGTATTATATTTTTTTTATTGCTTTTTTTATATATCCACGGCATAGC